AGCTAAAATCTGAGTTAAGATTCTTCTGTGGTTAGTTCCTTGAGTTTGACCACCAACTGCAGATGCGTTAGCAATTAAAGTTAAATCTAAATCACTACCTGCATTATCATCACCATGAGATCTTAATCTCTTAAGAATTAAAGCATTGATAGATTGAGTTAATTCATTAGTTAAAACGCTTTCAACTTGAGCAATTGCATCAACTCCGAATTGTTTTAAATCTTGAACTTGCTCTCTAGTAACGGCAGCAGCAGCTTGAAAAGTTTCAGCAGCAACTGTTTTACTATAAAGAGTTAATCCCATCAATTTGTCAGGAGTAGATTCACCAACTTCTCTTGAGTAAGGATCTCCGTTTGCTTGTCCAGCAAAACCAGCGATATGATCTTCAAGACCTTTTACTAATTCAATACCAGTAGCAGTCAAAAGGTTAGCACCAGAAACAGCAATAATTACAGCTAAATCAGCTGCTACATCAGCAGCAACAACAGCGCTTGTAATTTCTAGAATTTTCTTACCGTCAATTCTTGAAGTACCGACTACTTTATAAGTACCAGCAAGAGCAGAATCAACATGTTGACCAAATGATGCGCCAACGGCAGTAGCAGATGTTTCAGTCATTGTCAACTTAATGTAAGTTGGAGCAGCTTTAGTATCTAAAGAACCACCTTGGTAAGTAAAGTCTAAGTAAGACAATAATCCCATTGGTCCAGCCATAGGTACCACAGGTACTAAGTCTAAAGCAATAGTTTGAGCAGCAACTTGCATTGCCAAAGGCAATAAAGAAGGAGCTTTATCTCCAGAACCAATAGCTCCGTTAGTAGCACCTAAAGATGCAGCACCCATACCCATTAAGTTCATAGGTGTTAAAGACATAATGTTTGCGTCTTCATACAATTTGTGGTTATGACAATAAGTTGACATCCACGCTAATTTTTCTGAGTTATTAATACCTGTCGCAGATTCGATGATCGGTGACCATGTATCTCTAATCTCAGCTTCGTTAATTAAATCCATTTTTATGATTTATTTTTTTGTTTGATTTCGATTTGCAACAAGTTTTTTCTTCTTACTTGTTAATCGATTGGTTAGTTAGTTATATATCTAGTTTTTTTGTGAATTTTTAAATTTTTCACAAAAAAGAAAAAAGAGGAGCCGTTAAGCTCCTCTCTAATATTATATAGTGTTTTATTACTTTTTGAATCTTTTATCAATTGCAGTCTTCATATCAGTTAAGTCGTATGGTAAACTAGAAGCTGGTTTCGCAGACATATGAATGTTTGATTCGTTCATTGAACTAACTTTATCCATATTGATTGAAGTCTCTCTCATATCTCTCGTTTGCCAGAATGTTTTAACCTCGTATTTAGAGTTTGTATTATGGAATTTAGATTGTGCGATTAACTCAGTTCTTTTACCTTCTGATAATTTATCCCAAGTTTCTTTATATTCAACAGGCATTAAAGCAATAACTGGAAGATCAGATTCTTGAACTTGTGTAAGTGATGTGTTCCATAAAGAAACAATTTGTCCTTCAGATAAGAATCCTTGTCCTTCAACTGCTTTTAATACAGTAGATTGATCAGCTTCGTTTAAGGCTTTAAAGTCGTTTTGAACAGATTCAGATACAAAGCTGAAAAAACCAGGGTTAGTAGATGGCTTTCTATTAGAAGCATCTATAATATTCTGTAGTTTTGCATGAACTTCGTCTTGGTAGTTTGAAACAGCCATTTCAGATTCAGTTACAATTTCCAATTCTAACTCTTCAGAAACTTCTTCAACTTCTTCATCATTAACTTCAGGTTCCTCTTCTTCAGATTCCTCTTCTTCAGATTCCTCTTCTTCAGATTCCTCTTCTTCAGATTCCTCTTCTTCAGATTCCTCTTCAGCTTCAACTTCTTCAGTTACTTCCTCTTCAACTTCTTCAGTTACTTCCTCTTCAACTTCTTCAGTTACTTCCTCTTCAACTTCTTCAGTTACTTCCTCTTCAGCTTCAACTTCTTCAGTTACTTCCTCTTCAGCTTCAACTTCCTCTTCAGCTTCAACTTCCTCAGATTCACAAGTACATTCAGTGTTACCACAACCACATCCTTTAGATTCTTCTAATTCAGCTTCTTCTACTTTGTAAGTTTTACCTTCAAATTCGAATTCTTTTTCACCAGCATCTTTAGCCTTCCTAACAGCATCGCCAAATGCGTTACCTTCTTCAACTTCTTGCTCTTCAGCTAACATTTCCTCTTCTGTAACAATTTCAATATCTAAAGACTCGACAACATCGTCTAAAAGTTCTTCAGCAGCTTCAGTTTCTTTAGGTTCAGCGTCATCAATAAGTTCAGCTTCGATTTCTTCAGCTCGATCTTCAACAATTAGATTAGTATTAACAGTTTCAGCAACATATTCAGTATATGCTGTAACTTCGTCCATACGTTGGTTTAAACCAGATACAGTGTCTACGCTTTCATTGAAAGATTCTGCTAAATAATTAGTATACTCCTTTACACTATTAACTCCTTCTGCGGTAGTTTCAGTATACGTTATACTATTATCTAAAGTTTCTGCGATATAATTAACATACTCTTTAAGTTTAGATACTTCTTCGTTTGTTTCTGTTTTCTCGCCAGCTTCATTCAATTGAGTGATTGTAGCCTTTAAAGACTTAATCTCTTCTGATAAATACTCAGAATATTTATTGAAATCCTCAGCACTAACAAATTTTGAGTTTTCTTCGTTTAACATTATTTCAGTTTTATTATTTTCTACGTTATCTTCTTTAATTAATTCTTCTGTACTATTTATCTCGTAAATTTGGATGTCTGAATCAAGTGCTAAACCAAAGGATTCATTAACTCTTGATAATTCAGCGTTTGCAAATCCAGGATCTGCTACCAAATCATATGTAAAAAGCTGTTTAATCTTAACTTTTCCGTTAGATTCAACAGCTCCTGCAGCTCTAGATGATATTTGTAATGGTACTCCAGCATCTACTAATGCCTTTGCTTGTTTTCCAGCTTCAGTATCTAATAACCTGATACGTCCTTTGACTTGTTTTGTTTTTTCATCATATGTTAACTCTTCAATAATATGTGAAACATTCTTAAGAGATATATCGAAGTTTGCAGGATGGTCTAATTCTCCTAATAATTTAGAAGATTTGATTTTATCCTGTAGTGCTTTTATTTGCGGTACATATTCGCCTTCAGTATAGATTCTGTTATTCTTATTCTTAACATCTATCTCACCAAAAATACCCTCTAGCACATATTCTCCAGAAGTTTCTTTGTTTAATTCTAAGTTGCCAGCAGACCTCTCAAGAATTAGTAGATTTTTTTTAGTCATCATGTGATTTTATTGTGTTTGTTTATATATCTTTAAAAAAAATGAGTTTTTTTAGATTTTTATATATCTAAATCTAAGTCATCATCCTCAGCTTCTTCTTCCTCAGCTTCTTCTTCCTCAGCTTCCTCAGCGTTTTCTTCTTCAGCATATTCATTATAAAAAGAAAGTAGTTTTGATATTTCTTCAGTAGTGAATGAACCTTCACCATATTCGTCATAGAAATAATCTTTAAATTCTGATTCAGTTTCAGATGCCTTAATAACACCAAGAATTTCAGCTCCTTTAAGTTCTCTATCTAATTTAGAGATGTAAGTATCATCAACAACAACCTTAGAGTCTTGTCCTTTTACAGCGGCCTCTTCAATTTCTGCGAATTCGCTATATGTTTTTAAATGTTTCATATTTATTATATATTATGTTTAAAATTCCATTGGATCATCTTCACCGTCCTTAGCATCTTCAGCACTTGCTCTTTTTCTATAGGCTAAATTAGCTTCTTTATCATCTGGTGAAAGCTTTAAATATCTATCAACTAAGAATTCCATATCAAAGTAAGGCATTTCTTCCATAGTTAATGGATCTGTTTTCATTAATGAATCTTGCATAGTACTTACAAAGTCTAAACGTCTTTCCATTATCTCCATCTGTTTTAATTCAGCAAACATATTCTCTTCGTTAAATTGAAGCGCTATTTGAGTTTTAAATACAGGGTCTGTTGCAAACTCAGGGAATTTCAAACACATTTGAAGCCATAATGGCTTAATTAAAATCTCTTGGAATGAAGATCTTAATCGCTTAACAAACTTAGCGAATTTAATTTCATCTCTAATCATTCCGTCTGCAGCCATTGTGAAGTCATCACCACCATCTTCATATGCAAATCTACTGTAAGGTATTTTAGATACTTGTTTAAGTTTATCAGCAAAGTATTTTAATGCATCAGTATCGTTTAATTCCGGACCTTCAGAACTTAAAGTTTCAATTTCAGGAGATTCTCCATCCTTACTCGGTAGCCAGTATTCTTTATTAAACTGTAACATTGGTTTACCATTAGTTTCTAATGAAGCTGATTCCCAATCGAAATCTACAACTTCTTTATAGTTACCCATCAGTTGAGCAAGAGATTGTTTTGCTCTTGTTTTAGATTTACCACCAACTGGTATAACGAACTTCATTCTATAAGATGAGTTTGTTACCGCCCAAATTACTCTTGTATGTTCCATAATTCTTAACAAATTAAACGAACGTACTAATCTTTCTAAATAACTGACTCTTGATGCTGTAGTAATAGAACTATATGATATGTATATTATTTGAGAATCATATAAGTTTCTTTCCTTTTGAGGATCTCCTTTAAATTGAGTCCATACCTTTTTACCATCATCCATATTCAGGCCTGGTACTAGAGTAACTGGATCAATTTCTTTAAAACCAATGATTTCAGTCTGATCTGGACTATAAATAATTTCAAATGCTAAATAACCATCAACCAGCCATTTTCTAAAGTAATACCAAACTGATTGATCTGATGCAAATCCAAAATATTGATAGATTTGTCTATATGCCTTTTGCATGTATGCGTTGACGTCTTCATTAACATCCATTCCTATAATTTCTGGAATGGCAATAAAGTTCTTGTTATCATATACAATAGCTTCATCACAAAGAATATCTAAGATGTCTTCTATCTCATCATATGTTGAGAATCTCCTAAGTTCATCTCTTTTACCTATATAGTTTTGGTCAAAGAATGGAATACTTTTACGTTCTGAAGTATCTGCCATTGAAAGTGCAGCGAAGGTATCATACATGTTATCAGGATCTGCTCCCATCATGTTACCCATGTTCAATTGACCATATCCAAGAGCATCCTCCATAGGACCAATTGCTTGGGATTGTCTAAGTACCATATCATCATAAAACATACCAAATGATGATAGTTTCTTTAAAGCGCCTCCGAGTGTAAATGGCGTTTTGCCACTTCCTCTATTATCTCTATTTACAAATCCTGCCATTTTATTTAATTTTTCTTCTTAATTATATATCCTTATTTTCTCATGTACTCTGTATGCAATGCTCTAACCATCCGAATACTTGCTCCGTTCAGTTCTATTAAATTAGCTAATGCAATCTTCGGCCATGATTTATATGTTATTACTGCTTGATTTCTTTTACGTTCAGGTTTATATTGTCTTATTGCAAAACCAAATCCAAACCTATCTAAATATGCTTTAACGCCATCGTATGTTATTCTTAGCGGTCTATCATGTGCAGCATTACTACCTTCAGATCCATTCATTTGACTTTTCAAAGCTTCATATAAATCATCTAACATTTGTTCTTTAACCCTAATCGGTAAAAGATTCAAATTAACACCCATGTCATTCGAGTTCTTTGAATCAAGTGCTAAAACAACAGGATGCATATCAAACCATGGTAAATCCTTTGTGATTGGATCTCTATATTCAAAACTATAAATCTTTCCAGGTCTAAATTGTTCTCTAACGCTAGATACTTCATTTAACTTTCGACTTCTCCTACTATCCTCATACCAAGAATCAGCAAAAGACCTAGCAGCTTTTTTACTACCATGTTCTTTTACCATTTTTCGTATTTCTGACTTAACGTAACCCATTACCTATAGTATCTTCTGTCAAAACAATAAAGTTCCAGTTCCTACCTTTACAATATTCTTTAGCTGCAGAGTACTTATCCATATTTTTTACATATGCCTCACATAGAAATTTATAAGATTCTATTGATTTTCTTGAAGTTTTCTTTGGCATTGTTGGTTTTTGTATCTGAGACTTTGGTTTTATTTCGACCAAATACTCCTTAAATGTACCATCACCTTGATCTGCTTTAAAATAGAAGTCAGGATAATATCGGTGAGGTCTGTTGTCTTTTCTTGAAATATATTTAATTTCTATAGGCTCGCTGGACCATGACACGACCTTATCATGGTTATCACACCAAACCATAAACTTATACTCCCATGAGCTTCTGAATATAATATCTCCCCCTCCAATATATTTGTTTCTATACTGCGGCGTATAATAACCTTGCTTAAACGCAGATTTTTTAGAGGGTTTGTTATTTTTTATAGACATTTAAATAGAATAGATACCTGACTGGTTTTCACTATTACCAGAACCTTTACATATTGATAGTGTACCTTTATATTTTTTAGGATGAATTTTATTCCAACCCTTTGCATATCCTCTTTTAGCAATCTCTGTAAAGTATGCAAACGCATTTGGATACTTTGGATTGAAATTTCTCCAATATTTAAGTAAATCTAATAAAGCAAATTGAAGACAGTCGTTTCTATCGTCTTCAGATACGTATGTCATTCTGTTTATAGCCCGTTCTGCTAAAAGAATTAACATCTTTTCAGCTTCTCGAGTTAATTTATCTTGATCCTTAGATAATACCATCTGATCATATAAATCCCTATTGTTTAGGTAGTTCTTTGATTTTCTTCTTTTTGCCATTATATTATTTGTTTATTTTATATAAACTAATGTGAAAAAGTTTACTGCTTAGTTGTATTGATAACCTTAGCTTCCCAAAATTTAATCTCTGAAACTATTAATCTATCTGCAGCCTTAAGATCTTTTGACATTTTAAAGTCGTGAGGTATTTGACTTCTTAAATCCTTTAGAAATATAATGTTATTAAGACACTCTTTATCAGGTGCGTTATCTTTATTATATTTCATCGATCTCTCCTTTGTTTTTAGTAATTATATCAGATGGTATTGTGAACATTCTCTTACCAGCATGCAATTCAGTATCAAACTCAAATGCAGGTAGATGTGAACTTACTTCTATTGTTAGATTTGCTTTATATTGTTCTTTATCGTCAAACGTAAAATCAATAGGCNTTGTTATTTCAAAATCGTCAGGTAANGCATATTGTGCAGGCAGTCTAAAGATACCTTCATCTAAATGGCCTACTTCTACATTATAGTAATTTGTCTTGTATAGTGTTTTTGCTATAGATTCTGTAACCTTGAGAGCATCTAGCATTGAAGATACTAATATTTCAATATCGAAAGATAGTGAAATTGGAATCATCTCAAATTCTGCTGTATAGTTCTGTAGCACTCCGTTAGAATCCATCTTAGAGTATTCACCACGAATACCCTTATTAACCAATCTTCCTGAATCTATTGAAAAGCTTGTAAGATTCGCAACGCCTCTAGGTACTGTATCATAATTTCCATCAGCATTATCAGCGTGTGGAGAACATCCAGGTCCTCCCGGCAATTCAAACAAAAAATGATCTCTTAAAAACTCATCATCTCCCACTATTGAATAATAAAAAGGCACATCAATAATAGCTCGCTCGCTAACACTGATCTGCCTTTTGAAATATACCTTATTATTTAAATCAGCTAAAAGACCGATTATGATGTGTCGAATGACACTGTCATCTTTATTATATTTAATGTTGTAAGTTGACATCTTGTATAGTTTATAATTCTTTAACTATATATCAAATTTATTCTATTACCTCTATATCTAATTTACTAAAACCGTTTTCCTTGTATATTTGAATCTTTTTATCGAATAATTCTCTAGGTAATTCAGTATGATTGATAACGAACGTGTTGATATGGTTCTCTCTAATAACATTACCAAGTATCTTCACTATGTTATGAATACCATCAGCATCTATAGAACTTAATAATTCATCTAAGAATAGAAGATTTAATTGAGGGAATCTCAACTTTAATAGTTTTATAAGTGCTATAATAACTACGAAGTCTGCTTTCTTTCTTTCGCCAGTAGAAAGAGTCATTGGATTTATCTCTTCACCTAAATGATGCACAATACAATTAAACTTCTCATCGAAACGGACTTGGAAATGTAGATGCATTGTAGTTAACATAGCTGCAATATTTGTGTTTAAAACTGGTAATATAGACTTGACTGCCATGTTCTTTATACCATCTTCGCCTAAAATATCATCAACAACGTCTAAGAATGAGAAATCAGCGTTTAGCATGTCTCTTTCATTTGATTTCTGCTCTGAGCTTTTTTCAAAATCTGCAATAATCTGATTTAAGTGCTTAAAGTTCTTAGAAGTATCTGTAGTTCTTAGTGAAAGTATTTCTTTCTTAAATCCAGAGATCTGAGAATTTATTGAAGATACTTTTATACCAACTGCACTCTTTTTAGTTCTTAGTGATACGATCTGAGAATTTATATCATCTAATTTTAGTTGAACTTCATCTACCTTATTTGGAATAGAATCTGACTCTTTCTGAATTTCGCATTTACGATCCTTATGAAACTCTGTACTTAATTCACTTTCACATGTAGGACATATATTGTTTTCATATAATCCTATTTGTTTCTTTAAACTCTTTAACTTGAACGATAACCTGTTTAATTCAGTTTGCTCACTTGTTAATTGAGTGGAAGATTCTGTAATCTTACCAGTAATCGTTATATTAGCTTCACTTAGTTTAGTTTTTTGTTCTGATAAACTAATTAAAGTTTTCTTAAGTTCTTCAACTCTCTCTTTATTCTTCTCCTTAGATTCACTAGTTAATTCATTAAGTTTAGAATTAACAGACATCACGTTTTCATTAATTTGATTTAATTCAGCATCAAATGATTCAATATCAGATTTAATCAACTTCCTCTCATCTTTCAACGCGTTTTGCATATCATTTAAGATTGAGAATCCAAACATTCTGTCAATAATTCTCTTCTTATCATAATTAGACATCGTTAAGAAAGATTTAAAATCATTGACTGATAATATTATAATGTTCTTAAATACATGGTAAGGTATTCCAAACACCTCTTCCTCTAAGTATTCTTGAACTGATTTCTTACCAGCTTTATCAAATTCAACTCCATTCAATTTAACTTCAAATTTACCAGGAGCAAGCCCTCTTTCAATTTCTACAATAGTAGTTCCACATAATAGTCTAATATTTACTAATAGTTCTTTATTGATTCTATTTGGAAGATCTCCTAGCTTTACGCTTTCTACCTTTCCATACAAAGCAAATACGATAGCGTTAGCGATCGTAGTTTTACCATGTCCATTTTTACCTAATGTTAATATAAGCTCAGCAACATCTCCATTCAAATCAATTCTTTGTGAGTTGTTTCCATAGCTTGCAAAATTCTTAAATTCAATATATTCTATTTTCATCTATTCTGCGTCTGGATTAAAGTTGTATGCACATAAACTATGTAGTGCGTTTAATTTTGATTCTATTCTATTTTTAGTTTCTTCATCGTATGTACTATTGTCTAAATAAACCTTAATTAAATTGGTTACATCGTAGTCTTTATATAAATCTTCTTCATTTATATCTGACATGTCAACATCAACCATTGACTCTTGCTCATATATTGTAGGTTCTATTCGTCTTCCGATTCCTTGAACCTTATTAATTAACTTAGAAAGAGCAGTTGTTGTTGCTATATGCGAAGGAACATAAAGATCTACAAAATTATCCTTTATAGCATCTTTAAATTCTCCAAGAGGCATATCATATATCTTAGATAAAAAGAACTTAACAAACTTTGGAGAAATTATATTTTCTGTGAAAGTTTCCTCCATGGTGCTTAAATCTACCATATCAAATCCTTTAACATTGTTAATATCGCTTCTTGTTAATTCATAGGGTGTTCCAACTAGCTTAAGTACTCCCTTAGTCTGTCTATAATGTATGTGTCCACTGTATACCACATCGAAGTTACGGTATGCACTAATATCAATTCCGTGTATATTCTTAACTTTAGAATTTAAAGCAACTCCCATCACTTCTGAATGACAAAACACTATGTTTGCGTCTGGATATTCGGCTAATGTTTCAGCCTCATGTTCAGGTCCAGTTCTCCATGGCATCAATAAAACTTTCTTGCCACCCCAAATAAAAGCAGCAGGGTCTTTATAAATATTTACATTTGGAATCCACTTTAAAGTATCTATAGAAGTCACTTCATTAGATTTCTTAGCCCATATATCATGGTTACCTGCAATTACGTGAGTAGGTATAATCTCTCCTAATCTTTCAAATAAATCAATAGCATAGTGAAGCACTTTTAAATTGATACTCTGTCTATTGTCAAACGCATCTCCTACTTGAACTAATATATCTCCTTCCTTAACATTTGCTTTAAGATGGGGGATAAATTGTTTTTCGTAAAAGTCTTTTTGAATTTGAAGCCATTCCATGGAGTTTGAACGTACTCCAAGGTGCATATCTCCTAGAATCCAAATACGCTTAACTTCCTTATTAAGTGTTTTATCATCTATCATATTAGAACAATCTATTTATATTTCTTTTTCCGAGAACTCCCGTTGCTTTATCAAGTTCAGTTATTAAATCTTCTTTGAATTTATTACCAAGTGATGAATAGAACTTCGTAGGATTTACATTAAAATAATCACAAAGCACTGAGAATACTACAATCATAGAGTGATCTTTACACAGTTCGTCATTCATAAAATCATAAACGTCATTTATATCAATCTTCTTTAATTTTAAAGTTTGATTGAATTCGTCAATTTTATTAAACTTTTTAAATCTTGAGTTAGAAACCAAATCATGTATTTTATCCATGATAATGTCTTGTTCTATTTTATCCTCTTCATTCCTATCATCTGAATACGCAGGTGCTATCTCAAATGATAGACTAGAATCTAATTCAAATCCTTGCTCCTCAAATGTATTGTCAAATATCTTATCTCTTTTAGTTCTTCCGCTCATTATAGTTCATGTATATTTGATGATGCTATCTCATCAGTTTCTGTTAATTTCATATAAGAATAATTTATTTCTAATTTACACTTATTTCCCTTTCCTTCTCCATCTCTAATCTTTAGTATCTTTAACCAATATTCATAATTGGCTCGCATTATATCGTCTTGTATAATTCCTAACATTACATCAGCAGTATGTGAAAGTCCTGCAGATTCTGCAATATCTCCTAATCCAATATCACTAGAGTTATAATTATTTCTGTTGATCTGTGTTGCAGTAACTATCAACCAACCATTACGAATACCCATAGCTCTTAAATCCTCAGCAATTTGCTTGATTTTCATATAAGTATTCTCAGTATTGAGGTTCCTATAATTTGCTAAAATATTAATGTAATCAATAACAACAGCTCCAAGTTTTATCTTCTTCTCTTCTTCAATCTGCTTCAAATATATTTCAATATCTGGTACAGTTGCTTGTGACGTTGGAAACTGCTTTACAAATAACTGACCAGGCGGCGTGAATCCATCACCAACGTTCTCCAACTTTCTTTTGATTAAATCTTTATTCTGCGATTTTGTATCATATTCACTAATTGGAATACTTAATAGGTTTGCCCCGATACGTTTCATAAATTTATAAGCAGACATCTCCGCAGTAACTACCGCAGTATTTGTACCCATCTTAACAAAATTAGCAGCATCGTTCGCCAAATATATCGACTTACCAATATTTTGTTCTCCTACATAAACCACTAAAGTACCATCCTTATCATAACCTCCATTTAAACTTCTATCTAAGAAATTGTATCCTGTAGATATTTTTATAGCATCTTCTTGATGGTGATCATCTGCATTGAAAAACTCTAAACCAATATCAGAATTAAATGATATCGAGTTCCTGTCGTTAATCAATGACTTAACTTTGTTAATTATACTGTCCGTATTTTCCGGTGTAACCTCGGTTGTCTTGATGTACTCTATTGTATCAACTAGCGTGGTGTCGAAGTTCCTCCATTTTATCCAACTTTCAGTAGTTGTATGTAACCAGTCATCATCGTATTGCGAAAGATCAGTATTATATATAATATCAATAAGATCTCCATCTACATTAGAACCAATCTTACTATTAGAAACTAAAAGTTTCATTTGCTCCACCTTGGGAGTCTCATGAAACTTTTCATAGAATTTAACTGAAAGTTGATGAAGTATATCGATCTCATCTGATGTATAAAATCCCTTTTGTATTGTTCCTAAGTATTTTGGTTTAAGCAGCGATAGCTTAAAAAATACCTTTTCAAAGTCCTTTCCGAATTGCATTTATTATTTTTATATGAATGGGTTAATTAGTATTTTATAAGATTCTTTACCTATTGTTTCATTAATAGGTTCAAAATATCCCTTTTTAATACCTTCTGTAATTCCTAAGTCTATTTGAGTATCTCTTCCCTTTGCTTGATAATCAGTCAAGGCGTTCTTTGTGAAGGTTTCCTTTTGTCTGTCAGGTTGATGTACTGCTTTTGAAATAAATATATGAAGAATATCAAGAGCATTTGGAAAATCCTCTGAATTCTCTTGAATTCCTAACACATATTTAATTGGTAACTTATTCTCATCAATCTTGTTGATATTTAAACTACTCATCTTCGCTTAAAATATCTTCTAAGACTTCATCAGTTGAATCAACATTATAGTTAAATAGTGGATATATTTCTTTGTTGATTTGTTCGAGAACTTCTTTCGTGAAAACTTCTTCAGTAAAGAAATCTTTGTTTTTGACTGGCTTATCTAGATGTTTACATATCCAAGTTCTAGCAGAAGATCTTTCAGTTTTAACTCCCTTTTCGATAGTTCCTCTTGTAATTCCACAACCATCCCAGGTAACATACTGTTCTAATCCAACGAACTTATTCATACCTTCAGTGAAGTGTAAATGGAATTTAATAGGATGTGGTTTTGCGAAACGATTCTTATCTGGTTTTGCTGTTACTATAATTCCAACTTTGTCTCCGCCATCTTTTAACTGGGCTCTATTCAACATCAATACAACAGAAGCAGCATATGCCGGTCCAGTTCCACCTCCAGCAATACTCATTGGAATAAAACTCTGGGATTGGTATGTATGATTTGTAAATAAGAATGGAATCTTTAAATCTGCAAGTGGAGTCATAATGATTCTAAATATTGATTTAAGAATCTTTGCTCTTGTCATATCTGCTTTGCCTGATCCAGATGCTGCATCTTCAATTTCTTTTGCAGTTGCTAAGTTTCCAGCTGAATCTAAAATAATCATTATCTTAGGTACTTCTCCACCTTCTCTTTTAACATCTTGCATTTTACGAGTAATTGTCGTAATAGATGTTCTAAAATCCTGAACAGTATTCATTGGCTGGTAATTTACTTTAGAAGTATCAATACCAAACTTCTCCATTTGATCTTTATCTACTGCTGCCTCAGAATCATAAAAGATAATACTATAACCCATCTTAATTGCTTCTCTCATTGAGTTTAATACAAGGAATGTTTTACCAGTTCCAGAAGGACCAGCAATAGAACAGCTTCTATTATTTGGCCAACCCCTAAACATGTCTCCTGAAACACATGCATTCAAATGATAATTACCAGTGTTAATCCATTCAGTAACTTCTGAGAAGTTTGATTGGTCCATTATAGAACCCATTGGATTCATTGCAGCCAACTCTGAGTTTAAATCTGCGAATGAAAAGTCTTTATTTTTCTTTGCCATTATTAAATATTTTATTTTCGTTTAATCTTATATCCTCAAGTTCATCTATTGTTTCAACTATACGCTTCTCAATATCTTCCATTTCAGATTGTAATCCTGTTAATTTTTTATGAATAGTTGAATACTTTAGAACGTATTCTTTCTGCTCATCTGTTAATTTATTAAAGTCTAGTGTCATCTTTTCTGTTTTCCATTTCAACTTCATTGATAACTTGTTCGATTGTGTACTGGTTTGGGTTTGAATCAAACGATTTCATAGACTCAAGTGCTCTCACTTCTTGTAAAATTCTCCTAACGTTAGCTCCTAAAATAGAATCATCGTTAGTTTGTGATGCTATGTTTTTAATTGCATCTAAAAAATCAGGTGTTGTCATAGTTATATTGTTTTATTTGATATTATATAGGTGGAATTCAGTTTGTTTCACCTAAAAAAACCAGGATATTACTCCTGGTTTAATGTTAAAATAATGATGTTGAATAAATTAGATTTCGATTCAATGTTTGAAGACCTAATACTATGAGTATTCTATTTATCGGATCAATTACACTTTTTTCGAATTGCACTTCGTAATCAACAGGTGGAGCAAACTCATAAGGATGTTCTCCGGCTTGATATGCGAACAAATCTGAAATATGATGGTTTGTATGGTATATCTTAAGTTTCTCGCCATTACCATTTAATTTATATTTAGATTTGAATTTTGGTTTGTTATTCAGTAGGTAATTATGGAAACCAGCTGCCCTAACGTTAGCGGGACATTTCAAAGCTAATTGAAGTTGTTCAGTATCATCTATAACATACTTATCGATATTATTAGTTCTTCTATTGAAGCATACCTCGTCGATGTCAGCTAACTTAAACTCCTTCTTTGACTTCTTTAAGAATTCTACAAGTTTTGCTATTGTTTCAGCTGTAGGTTTTTCAGAAAGTAATATCTCAACTGCTTTTGTTAATTGTTTTCTAGCTACAGTCGGTGTAGAACTTTGAATAATATCGAAACCAACCGTCTTGATCTTACTCAAAGTTTTATACCTTTCGTCCTTATCTAACTTATCAATCCATGCAATATCCTGTAAGTACTTCTTCTTAGACAACCAAATTCCACTATATGAAATAGTTTCAAGATCGAAGAATAAATGATTTTCAGTATTTAAGTCTGTTGAATACTTATCCATTGAGTTTTTAATAAAACCATCAAGTCTTATATTATATAACTTCATGATAAACTCATCAATAGTTAATACATCTCCAAGCCATTCAATAGACTCATACATCTCCTCAAATTGGACGTAACATGAATCTGTATCAATATAAATTACAGAAGGCTTTTTTACTTGCTCTACTTTAATGTTAAAGTGTTCATGAACTTTAACATCTTTATGCCATAATTTATTGAAATAAAGATTTAATCGTTCTTCTGAATATAAAATTGCGCCCTGACCTTGTAATGTAATAGACTCTGCAATATCAATATTAAAGAAATGAAACCACTTATTACCGAATGCACCATAAATTGAGTTAAGCGTAACCTTTACTGCTTGCTCATATGCTGTAAATTTCCTTGATAAAGATTCATAATGATCTGTCAACAGAATTGCTTCCTCCTTAGTAAGCGAACTTACATCTCTTTCAATTAGCTCTTCTATATTCATGTATTAAGCGCTTTGACAAGTTGCTATAGTCAATAATGTCTCTGAATCATTTGACTTCATAACAACTCGATTGCTTAATACATGTGCTGTATAATCTTCTTTGTCTAGAAGGTTTAAATATTTCTTGAATAATGTAACGTCTCCACTAGTATCTCCATTTGCTGAAGAAGTAACTAGCATATTGTAAGTTTTACCTTTTAATCGTACACCATCTTTCTTTCTTTTAATAGAGAATGTTTCCTCTTTGTCAAGACCGAATAGAGATTTTACCTTAGCAATACTTGAGTAATCAAACTCAAAATCAAAGTTAGCTCCATCTACATTAAATATAGAAGATATCTGAGCATCTGTTAAATCTTTATATCCTAATGACGGTTCAGAACATGACAATGTGATTTCTAGTTCGTCACTATAAATTTTGAAACTAGTTGCTACGCAGTCTGATTCGTTTTCAATGAACTCAAATTCACCTCTAATGGATTCTCCATCAAACTGCTTAAATGCATCAATCAATCTAGAAGCATCAAAGAATGCTATCTTAAGATCTTTATCAGTTGTAATTTCTCCATCTTGAATCATGAAGATCTCAGATAAAGGAACTCTATTGTGTTTTACTGCATCTCGTTGTGGTAAATATGCCGAAGCTTCTACAACTTCGTTTTTGATTTTAAAGTATACGAACGAATCGATAACTTTTAATCTATTGATAAATCCTACAAACTGCCCTTGGTTTACTTTGCTAATGTTTACTTTCATCTTATTTGTTTATGTTTGTTATTATATAAGGTTATTTCAACTTGTTTATTAAAATAACTGGTCTGTGTTTAAATTATTTGCAAAGAACCTTTCCATTAAAGTTCCATCTGCTCTTGCTACTCTTCTTCTTGAAATTAAATGTGTATTTGCTCTAAGTCTATAATAAACTCCGAACTGGCATAAACCAACCTCACATCCATATGTTTTTAATTCGTCTTGCTCATCTATAAGTATTCTTTGACCATCAACTTCTACGTTATGGGTTGATTCATGCAAGAATATATCACCAATCAAATCGACGTAATTCTCTCTAAACCAAATAACCCTATCACCGTAAGGAATTCTACAGTCTTCACCAAATAACAAATCTAATGTTAATCTAGCTCCTGGTCCAGGCACACAAAATCTTTCATCGTGGTTAGCGTTTATAGCTGGATTCACTGAATTAGAAGTAGCACAATGATAACCATAATACTGTCCGACCCCTTCCAGTGTCACGAGGATATTATACAGTTCTTCAAGAGAGTTAGCTTCTGACATTCTTTGTGTTATGCCTCTTGGAATAAAAGATGCTACCCATAATAATATGTTAATTTTATCAGCGTTTCGTTCAACTCCTCTAGATTCTGCAACAAAAGCGTTAGCAGCTCCATATAAACTTGTTCTAAGTTCTGTTGTTCCATAAATTGGTAGGCCTAAATTTACAGCGTCATCAAGATTCTTACGAATAACGTCTTCATATTCTCTATCAACTAATAATCGTTCAAAATCAACAAGCGCTGTTTTTACGTTAGGATCTCTAGTCAATATCTGGTGGATTCCTCTACCTCCATAAAAGTGAGAGATTATAGTGTTACATATAATATTATGCTGACTCATTCCAGATGTTACAATATTCTCCATAATATAAACCATCCTGTCATCTAATACAATTGCGGGATGAAAATACTCAACATCTGGCCCTAGAGCAATATCTCCTCCATCGTCATAAGTATCATAAACACCTCTAGTCCATAGTGCTCTTTCATTAATTTTATTAAAGAATTGACCGACATCTGCGATCAACTCCATATTTACATCTTCTATCATATTATTTAGTTACTAAATTAGAAACTATATGAACTATATCAATACTATTATGATTTTCTTTAATTATATCATATTGAATCTTGTCATCTTCAAAGAATCGAGAAACTTCAATACCAATCTTCTTCAATTCTGATATTGTGTTTGCTTTATGGTTACCAGAAAACGTCCTAGCCTCAACAGTATGATTACCTCTCTCAGCTAAAGTCATTGGATTAAAATAAACTTCATTTGTTATTCCACGAGTAGCAAGAATTTCCTTAATGTAATCTTGTTCATCTATACATCTTCCCGTTATAATAACATCATTGTTGCTCGTTGGATTAATACCAATAGACACTACACCGTCGAAATCATACCCATTTACCTTTACATTGTTGTTCATTTCTTTTACTTTTGAAAAAAATAGAGAGCCGAAGCTCTCCATCTTTAATGATTAATAATTTATTAAGCTTTTACATTGTTCATTTGGCTTGATGTAGATTTTGTTAGTCTACGATTAGCCAACTCAGTACACTCATAAACAGCATCAGAGAACATCATTTGTTCTGGTGGAGTTTTTTGAGTAAANGCNGAAGGACCTCTTAATGCTCCTACAACTCCTAATTCTCTTGCAACTTTTAAGTATCTAATTGCATCGATTACTACTCCTGCAGAATTTGGACTATCTTGAACACTTAATTGAGCATCTAATAATACTGGAGAACCTCCAAAACCCTCAAGCTCTAATCTAAAGTTTGCAACTTTATTATCTCCATAGAAGTGAATATACTCAGAAGGACCAGCATGTAAGAATGAATCATCAGTTGAAATACCTCTAATCTCGTTTTGTGCTCTAATAACATTTTCTTTAGAAATCTTCTTTGAAGCTAATCTATTTTTATCTTCCATATTTAAGAAGTCGGTATTACCACCTACATTTCTTTGAATATGTGCCTTAACATGGTGCCCTCTTTCGAATGCAAGTTCTTGTAACATTTGAGAAAGAATAGATGCTCCAAATTGTGAACGCATATCATCTCCAACTAATGGAATACCAGCATCAATGAATCTTTGTTCCCATACAGGATCAGATGCAATAAATACTGGGATGCAATTTACAAAAGAAATTCCAGTTTCTAAGCAAATTTCAGCCCAAAATTCTGTAGTCTTTTGAGAACCTACTGGTAAATAATTTACAAGAACCTCAACCTTACGAGCCTTTAATTCTTTTATAATGCTATCCTTCCATTTTCTTTCTAATTTAGAAGTCCAAGATACTCTATTCATATCAGTTGAATTCCTTAATTCTTCTGAAACTAAGAATCTATTTTCTTCAGGATAATTATCCATAAGTCCAGCATAACCATCAATAACAGGAGCTTCAAATACGGGAGCTTTAGATTTAATAGTTTCTACAATTGGCCATGCACAGTTTGGTCTCTGTCGCAATGCATCACCTAATGTTAAACCAATTTTACGCTCATCGATATCAAACCCTACTACAAATTCAACATCACCGGCTAAATAACCCCCAATGTCTGATTTCATTACTCCTGTAGTTTTCTCTGAATTCTCTGAATAATATTGGACTCCTTCTACTAATGAAGTTGCGCAGTTTCCAGTTCCAATAATCCCTACTTTAATTTTGCTCATAATTGTTTACTTAAATTTAATTTTTATTTATGTTATTATATAGACCTTTATAAAAAAGTTTCAAAAAAGACTATTTATTATTTTCTCTAATTTAGTGTTTTTTTCATTTAGAGTGAAATTATATTGGTAAAACTCTCTTGACAAATGAACAGATCCAGGTTTTTCCATATGAATCTTAGCAAACGATTCTGGATTCATGGAATACCAATCAGTCGGCCACTCTATTGTTTTAAATCCATATTCTTTTGAAAGTCTATCAACCTCAATATTAAATATCTCCATTAATTGATTTCGTTCAGCTTGAGTTCCCGTAAATGGAGCATCTTTATACCATCCAGTTTTTGGAATTCTTCTACCTTCAAATTCAATTGGAAGTAATTTAACAACACTTACCTTTTCTATATTAAGACCCTTTAAATGTTCAAAATAATCAGCAACTAATTTTTTAGTAGCATCTATTGGTTTATCTTGTCTACATAAATGATGTCTAATATCTATATTACCAAAATAAGATATTAAATGTTTTGTACCTTCTGGTATATAAGTCTCCATTCCATCCTTCATTACTCCAAATAAAGTTTTACCATCATTTCTAGATATATTAGAACCTGGAACGTAAACTGAAACTGAATGACTATCTCCAAGAATGAACGTTGATGAATCTAGTGTAAGATCTACAGTTTCTATGTTTTCACATATATTAGTTAACTTATCAATGTCAAGTGCTTTCCAGTTATCAGAACACGACTTAAGCCTACTAGCTGCAAAGGCACCAACATCAGGCATTTCTCTATTTAAACAATAAAGATCTCCTTTATAATCTAATAGGCGTTGGATTCTGGCAGCTGGTTCGTCATTTGCCCCTCCAAATAAATTATAACTTCCTGCAAATTCCATTGGAAGTGCAACCATCCAAACATCATAATCATGTATGTTATCATGTTTAGTTAAAACAGTAGCATCAATACCTATTGATTTTAATTGAGATGCTAACATATAAGTCCATGCTGATTTATGAGAAGCTTCTCTATCTGAAAATGTAGTTACTACATCATCAATCGCTATTGTTTTACCAGCGAAATTATCTTTTAAATCCTCTATCTTAATCATTTTTATCGTTTATGTAGTTTTCAAGACCTTGAATATATGCAACTGCATCTAATAAATTATCTCTCTTATGATTGTAACTTTCGCGAGAAAACTTAAGTGCTATTAAAGCCATATACATATGCTCTCCAGTTACATCCAAGCCGCTCATACCCTTAAATATAGATGCCGCTCGGTCCATCCCCTCGGAGAATGGTCCATATTCTCTGTCCTTTTCTTCGTTTCTGTGGTTTACGATACCATCAGCTTCGTTTAATATACTTTTCTTCATATTATTATATATAAGATTTGTGAAATGTTTATC